CACGCCTTAATATATGCCATTGAATACCGCATAACCATGAACGTTAACAAAGCAAAACGCCCTAATTCTTTAATGATGTAACATTTTTTGATGTAGTTCAATCTATATAGTTTAAATCACAATTATTTCATGCTGAACATGAGGAATTAAATTAATTACAACGATTTCAAACATGAATACAAGGGAATAAATAAATATAGAAATACTGAACTCACCTCTCGGATCATATTTATCAAAAAATATTACAAAATCAAGAACCAGGTATAGTTAATTCTGGTTTTCAATGAATTTCCATAAAACATCTTTATTATTATAATTGGATACCGAATCAATTTCTTCAACATCAACACTAATCATTTTATTAATTACTGGATGTACTAAACCAGTTTTAAAATAATTAATATTTTCACAATAAATAATAAAATCATCTAATTCTTTACGTGTAATATCATAACGTACACATAAAAATTGATATATATCTTCACTCATTGAATAATTTGTTGAAGGTGCCATTTTAAAACGATAATGCCAATCACTCATAAATCCTTTCTTTTTAATTTTATTAGAGTCTGTTGTTATTTCAATTAATCTTACTAATAATGTTTTAATTAATGGATTATGTTGATTATCAACTAATAATCCTTGTGAAATTACATTACAATAATATTTTTGTTGCATTTCACCTTTTAATTTTTTTGCACTAAAAAAAGTTCTTGCTAGTAAACGTCCAGGTAAATTTGTCATCATATAACTTTTTCCTTGTGGTGTGTTTACTGGCATAAATATTGAAGAACAAAAAACTGCTTCATGTAATTCTGTAACATTATTTTTAACTTTCCAACCTAATCTTGAAATAATATCACTATTTTTAAATTTATTTGCATATTCTTCTGTGGTAATCATTAGAACATCATCACCAAGAAATATAATACGAAAAGGACCAGCAAGAATTTCATCTAAACTCATATTAAAACATCTCATTAATGCCCAGACATGTGAAAATACATTTAATATTGTATTACCAGATGTTGTATTCATATACCCACTTTTACGACATCCAATTGTTTTATATTTTAGTCCAGATTTCATTGAACCTTTAGTAATAATACTTTTATTCCATGCTTTATGACATCGTTTAGACATTGGTACAATTCTTGAACAAATAAATTTTTCAAATTTTAAATGTTTTTTTGTATGTGTTTTATCATATGTTGAAAAATCAGAATCATATGCTTTTGCTTTACCAAAATTGGAAACATAACTAATTGCATCATTAAACCATTTTCCAATTTGTATTCGATTTAATCCATTAGCATATGTTATAATTGAACCATTATTGTTCCAATTCCATTGTTTTTTAATTACTTCTGTAACACTAAACACATGTGGTCCCATGATATTATTTAAAAATTGTGATGCTGCTTGTACACATCTTGGTGCAAATGAATCAGGTTTACCTTGTTTTTTCATTTTACCAACAATTGCTTCTTTTTTTGGAAATGCACGTACAAGCCAGTCATCTTCTTTATTTTCATCAAAATCCCTTGTTAAAAATGCATCCAATGATTTTTGTTTTTTCTTTGGATCTCTTATTGTTTTATTCCAATCATGGAAGGTAGCTGCAAATAATGGTTTATCATAACCTAATAATTTCCATATATTGGTATCATCACTAAAAAATTTGATCATTTGATCTAATTCACTTGTTGGTTTAATACCAGTATCAAATGTTATTCTATTTCTAATACAAAATAAATCAGCAAATGGTGATGATGGATTTTGACAACGTGGTATATAATCAGCAATATATATACCATATGATTCCATAACAGTTACATTTTCTACATTTTTTAAAAATATATTTTTATTATATTTAATATATGAATTTTTAGCAATTGCTTTTGCTTCATTAATATTTTCAATAAAATTTTCACCAATAATTGCAACAGATTTGTAAACATATTGATGTTTCATTTTACTAATTGCAATACTCCGTATTCT